AACTTATACTGAATATTGATAAAATTTTTTATTAAATTTTTATTAGTATTCAGTTTTTGTTGTTTAGAGATAAATTGGCATTTTTTATTTTTGCAAATAAATCAATGACTATATAATTAAGAACTTATTAAATTTTAATTATACAATTTAGAATAGTATTACAACTTAAGTAAATATTAAGTTTTATTCATTAGATTTATTATTAATACCTTATATTAGTTATGGTTGTTATATACTCTAAAGCCTTGAAATTACATGCGTATAGCTGACTATATAAATTTGATAATTTTAGCTTTTAAAATAGATAAATTAGATTTTGCCACCCATTTGCCACCGTATTATATTTTTGGGTGGCAAACTCTAATTTGTAATTTTTTCAAATATATCTACAGTTTCATTTTTCATTTTATCAGTTACATGTGAATAGGTATCCATTGTAGTTGATAGTTGGCTATGACCCAAACGGTTTTGTATGTCTTTAATGTTAGCACCATTTTCTAATAATAGAGTAGCATGTGCATGTCTTAAAGAATGAAAATGGAAGTCATTGTTTAAAGCTACTCGAATTTGTCTTACTATAGTGTCTAAAGTGTGAGTATTCACTTGTTGACCATTTTCTTTGGTACATACCCAGTCACTATCAAAGTAAAATTCTCCATATTTTAATTTCATTTTCTTTTGATATAATTTATGTTCTTTTAATGCCTTTATTAAAGTGTCACCTGTAAATATAGTTCTGCAAGAGCTTTCTGTTTTTGGTTGCCCTAATTCAAACATTCCATTTGGTTTTTTAATCAAAGTATGCTTTACTGTGATAGTTTTATTATCAAGGTCTATATTATTCCATTTTAGTGCAATAATTTCACCTCTTCGCATACCAGTATGAAATCCAATTAGTAAAACTATACGTTGAAATGAATCTTGAGGAAATATATTTAGTATTTGATTAAATTCTTCTAATGTAATAGTTTTAACTTTATTAGTTTCTGTTTTAGATTTAGTTTTTGGTATGCTTACATATTGCATAGGGTTTTCTCGTATGTGTTTGTAAGGATGGACTGCTGATTTTAATGACCTATGTAATATGGCTTTTAATACTTGTAATGTATTTTGAGAGTAATCCTCTTTGTACTTTTTATTTATGAAGTTTTGTAGTATTGCAGGAGTTAAAGCTTTTACTTTGTAAGCTCCTAGTTTTGGCTTTATATGTTTTTCTATGTTTATTCGGTAGCTTTCTTGAGTGTTGTATTTACAGTTAAGTAAGACATATTCTTTGTACCAAAAATCTAAGTAGTCTGATAAACTGATGTTGCTTTCTTCAAATACTATGCCAGAGTTTTCATATTCATTTAGTGCTTCTCTTAAGGCTTTTTCGGCTTCTTTTTTAGTATTGCCTCCAACTCTTTCTACTTTTTTTCTTTTTCCTTCTACTATGCCTAGGTCAAAGTAGTAATACCATTTGTTACTTCTTTTTCTTACTCCACCTTTCATAATAGTATCCCTCCCTTTTAGAATGTATGTTTGTTTGGTGTTTATATAAAAGAGCAGGTTAACTGCTCTTTATATACTTTTGTTATGTACAAGATTATCTTAATTTTGTTTATCTGGATTTCACTTAATTATTTTCTTAATATTCTTACAATTTTTTTAGCTTTTATGTGTAGTTTATTATAATAATATTGAAATATATATTTATTAAGTAAAAAATCTATAAAAGTAGAATAAATGAGTTTAAAAAATATCCTCATATATGTAGAAATTTGGCAAATTAGTTAATACTAAAAATCTATTATTTCCTAAGTCCAACATGCTTTTCTTTTTTGATAGAAATTCTAATCTTTTTAGTAAGAAGTTGATGCTAACTTGTAATTCTTCAGCTATTTCGTATACACTTGTAGCGTGTGAATTAATAACATGTATTATTTCTTCTTCTGTTATAAGAAATTCACATGCCCATTTTAGTGCTTTGTTTTCAGTTTTGTCTATCAAGATTTTATTTTTGTAACTGTTTTTTGAAGATACATAGTTTCCAACACTGGTAAAATGATGTCCTAATTCTTCTGCTAAGATTTCTATTAGTTTAGCATTGTTTTGTTTTAATGAATTAAGTAATGATATAATCTTTAGTCCTTGTCTGTTTATATACAATCCTTTTATGTCATCTGCTATTTTGTCAGTGTAGTAAATTTCTATCTCTTCATTATTTGCTAAGTCTAAAAGTGCGTCTAGTTTATTCATTGAAATCCCCCTAAAAAAAGAAAGTATGTTTGATGTAGAGCTTTAAAGTAACCCAGTAAAGGGTTACTAGTTAATTTAATAAATGCACTCTCCATAAGAATATTTATTTTACAAGTTCTCTAATTGCAGATACTATAGAATCTGTATTCCAGTTAACAATTTTATTAGCATTATCAGAAACATAAGTAGGAATATTAGAATTTCCATAAGGTCTTATTCCTAATATTGGCTTTCCAATTCTAATTGATTCATCAATTTCGTATTTTATCCAATCTTTATATTGAACATACATTCCAGATATAACAATTGTTATTTGTGAAGGAGATATTTTATCTGTTATTTTTTTAGCTATATCTGAATTGCTAAAAGGTGTTCCATCTGGAAATAAAGGTTTTTCTTTTGGTGCAGAATAATTATAATAACTAAAGTTATTAGCATTATTTAGTAAGTTTATCAATCTATCATAGTCATTACCATATTTCCAAGCATGACTTATGAAAACTCTATAATCATATAATTTAGGCATAGTATATTATCCTTTCTTTTGTGATATAATATTTTACAAAATAATATTTATGGAGGTGCTTTTATGCAAGTAAAAAAGTTTAGAAAAAAGCCAGTTGTTATAGAAGCTTATCAGACAGATATAGAATTTATTATACAAACATTAGAAGGTCCTTTAAAAGCATCTATTGGTGACTGGATTATAACTGGTGTAAGAGGAGAACAATATCCTTGTAAGCCAGATATTTTTGAAAAAACATATGAAGCTGTAGATGATGAAGTTCCTTTAACATCATTTATTGTATAGTTTTTTATATCATTAAGAGTTCAAATTGAGTTCTGTCCAATTTTCATTTTCTCTATTTAGAATGTCTTCAATTCTTTCTGTAAATAAATTGAAGGCATTTTCATTTATGTAAATATTAGTCCTAGTTAGAAATAAAAACTTTTCTCTTTTTAATAATTCTGCAGTATATCTATATTTAATCCACAAGTCTTGCCATTTAAATAAATTTCTTAAAGATGAAAAAATAATTACTACTATACTTAAAATAGTTATTATATCTGCTATATGTTCATTTTCAAATGAAAATTTCGATAAAGCAGTTATTATTCCAGCTATAATTATTTCTATAACTTGAATAGTAAAAAATTTTTTTTTAATATTACTACTTTTAGAGCTGTACCAATTTATTTGTTTATTCACTCTATTTTCTAAATATTGTTCTTCTGACATAGTTCCTCCTATTTCTTATATTTATTCATTAAAAATTCAATATAATCATTAAGCTGTTCTTGAGCTTCTTCAGGTAAATCCTCATGTGGATTTGCTTTGTGTGCGGCTACAGTGTCTATATGATTTCTAACAAGTGTTGTACCTAAAAGATAATCTGTTGTAACATCAAAATAATGAGCAAGCTTTATAATATCATCACTTTTAGGTGAAATTATATTATTTTCATATTTAGATAATAAATCAGTACTTATTTCTAATTTTTTGCCTAATATATTTAATGTGACACCTTTTTCCTTTATTAATTCTCTTAATCTTTTTGAGAAAATAGGATTTAAAGATTTTACTACTTGATTGGGATTTTTTATGTCTGTTTTACCAAGTAAGTAATCTGTTGATACATCAAAATAATTTGAACAGTCTTCAATAAAAGATTGTTTTGGCTCTCTTAACCCATTTTCAATCCTAGATAGAGTGGATTTATTTACATTTAAATCCATACTTAATCTATCTAAAGATATTCCTTTTTCTTCTCTCAGTTCTTTTAATCTAAACATATAAAATCATCCTTTATTGTAGTTTTCATTATAGCAACTTTTATTTACATTATAGCAACTTTTTTTGTTATTACAATTAAAATTGCCAAAAAAGCAACAAAAATATTGACTTTTAACATTTTTGTTGCTATTATATAAACAAGAACTTGCTTATATAGCAAAAAGTTAGAGGGTGAAAAAATGTATGTCAATAGATTGAAAGGGTTAATGAAAGAAAATCAACATACGCAAAAATTTGTTGCAGATTTGTTAGGTCTTAGTTTATTTGGCTTTAGGCTTAAACTTAATGGTAAAAATGAGTTCAAAGCAAATGAAATAAAAAAGTTGTCTGAATTATATGGAGTATCAACAGACTATTTTTTTTCAGAATCAGTTGCTAAAATGGCAATAAAATGATGGGTATTTTATAGAGAGGAGTTTGTAAATATGAAAGATTTAAAAATAGTAAAAGTTAATAATAAACTAACAACTGACAGTAGAGATATAGCTCTAATGGTTGAAAAAGAACACAAGATTTTACTAAGGGATATAAGAAATTATATAAACCAAATGGAAGAAGCCAATAAAAACATGAGTACAGATTTGTACCCATCTGATTATTTTATTGAAAATACTTATTTCGATGATTATAAAAGAGAGAAACCATGTTATGCCATAACGAAGATAGGTTGTGACTTCATAGCAAATAAAATGACAGGTATAAAAGGTACGGCATTTACAGGAATATATACAAAAAAATTTGATGAAATGGAAAAATATTTAAAAAATGAACCACAACCTAAACTACCAACTACATACAAAGAAGCGTTACAACACCTTATAGAGCAGGTAGAAGTAAATGAGAAATTGCAACTAGAAGGGAAAATGAAAGACCAAGTAATAAAAGAATTAAAACCAAAGGCAGATTATACAGATATGATATTAAAAAATAAAGGTCTTGTCACTATAACTCAAATAGCAAAAGACTATGGAATGAGTGGAAAAGAAATGAATAAAATACTTCATGAAAGAGGGATTCAATATAAACAAAGTGGACAATGGCTTTTATATAAACAATATCAAGGGAAGGGATACACTCATTCAGAAACAATAGATATAACTAGAAGTGATGGAATGACTGATGTAAAAATGACAACTAAGTGGACTCAAAAGGGAAGATTGTTTTTATATGACTTATTGAAAACAAATAACATATTACCAGATATAGAAAAAGAGTATAGTTATCAAACTTCAATGTTGGGTTAGTACTTAGAAAATTAGATTCAAAATATATAAAAGAGAGGTGTATTTTAATGAATGAAAAGGATACAAAGATTACAGAAAAAGATTTACACTATATTACTGATTATCTTCTGAAAGAGTCTGATATAGGGAAAAGATTGGCTTTGCTTGAAGAAAAAACAAAGCCAATAAAAATAGATGAAATAAGTGATTATTTATCTAAAAGAATTTCAGATAAGACTTCTTTAACATAGTTTTTAGTAAATGCAATATTCTCAAAATAAAAAAACATACAAAGCTCTGTATTACTTATTTCACTAGTAGATTTTTCTTTTAGAGAAATAAATTCACTAATTTTATTCCTAAGAAGTGTTTCATCTGAATATTCACTTTTTAGTATTCTGTTGTACACTTCGTCACAAATTTTATTTAACTCGTCCTTATTCATATTTTCACCATCCTTTGCTTATGTATTGGAAGTATGTGGGAATACTTCTTGAGTCAATTATAACATGAGGTATGGAGCTGAAAATAATATATATAGGATTTTGGTAATAATGCGTAGATATAAAATTAATTTTATATATTTCATTAAAAAGAGGGGAGAGAATTTTCACATGGATATTTCTGAAAGTATAGCAAAACAATTTAGTGATAGTTTAAAAAGTTTAATAGAAATAGAGATAAATAAACAAGAAACAGATAGAGTTAAGAGTCAAACTGTTGAACAAAAGGTAAAAGTACTAGAACCTAAAGATATAGTTGTTTTAATAAAAAGAGGTTATCCAAATTACTTGATAACAGTAGAAGAAGCAAGAGGAATTTTAAAATTAGATACAGTTTTTATGCGTAGGTTAGTGAGCACAGGCTTGATAAAATCACTGGCTAGAGGTGATGGTAGTAAAATTTCAAGATATGAAGTTGATGATTTTATTGAAAGAAATCAAGGTAAAAATTTGGATGAACTTTTTAAAAGCAGCAGAGAGGGGGGATGAAATTGTTAAGCCTTAATACTAATAAGAATAATATAGTAACTCTTAAAAAAGATGGAAAAGTTATAGCAGACATAGTATTTAAAGATATTAAAACTGGTAAGAAAATATCGGTTGGAGTATTAAATAAAAAAGTGCTGGTCAAATAACCAACACACAAAAAAATAAAAAATAAAATATAACACAAACAAATTATAGCACAAAAAGAATGGATTTAGAATAGGTAATATAACATTCTAAAAGGTTTAATGTGTAATAATTGTAGCAATTTAGAATGTAGCTTATATAGATAGTAATAAATTGGGAGGGATTTAAATGGAAGCAGCTAGACTAATAGCAATAGGTCAAATTAAACAAGCAGAAAAAGAAATATGTAAATTACAAGGTACAAAAAATAATAGTAGTTTAATGTGGTGGGAAGCCGTAAAATTTGCTAGTCAAAATATATTAGAGGGTCTTGAACATGACATTGAGTTAGAAGCTTCTATTGAGTTTAGAGAAGCTATGATGTATCAAGAAGAACTTGAAAAAGATAGACCAATAGATGTCCAGATATAAAAAAAGAGCCTTCGCACAGGCTCTAAGTGAAAATAAGTTACAAAAATTATAGGTATATTATAACATAAGGGGGAATAAATGAAAACAAAAAATGAAATAATTAAGGATTTAGAAGATAGATTATTTTTATTAAGATTTACAACAGTAGATGAAGTGGATTGGGATGTAAAATTTGGACAAATATCAGCATTAGAATTTTGTATAGATAAACATAGAAAAGGATGCACTTTGCAACAATTCAAAGAAAATTTAGAAGAATACAAATTACAAGGGAACTATGGTGATTATATAGATGGTTTTGTGTCAGTTTTAGAAAGAAATATTAGAGAAATGGAGGGAGAAATTGATGGAAGTGAATAATATTTACATAAAATTGATGGATGTAAGAATTAAGTTTAACAAATTAGATATAAAAAGAGTGGTCAAAACAAGTTTGCTAACTTTAAATATTTTGAGTTAGCAGACTTCTTACCTCAAGCAACAGAGCTGTTACAAGAAGCTAAATTATGCCCTATAGTGACCTTTACAAATGATTATGCAACTCTAACATTGATTAATGGAGAGAAACCAACAGAAGAGATAATATTTTACTTCTCCAATGAGAGAATTACATTAAAAGGCTCTAATGAGTTACAAGCATTAGGAGGAATTGAAACATATCAGACAAGGTATTTGTACATTCAGTTATTAAACATTACAGAAAATGATACTTTTGATGCTACTAGTGGAAAAGAAGATTATAAAAGAAATGACTTAACAAACTCCTCTATTAAAGCAAGTGAAAATGGTCAAATAAAAATAAGTCAAAATCAAATAAAAAGATTGTTTTCAATAGGAAATACAATAGGCAAAGATTCAGATAGAGTAAAAAGTGAAGTGTATTATAAGTTTAATAAAGAAGTTAAAGATTTAAGTAAACAGGAATATGACCAGATATGTGTTGGATATGAGAAATTGCAAAGAGAAAAAGGGATAATTAAGTAGGTGAATCTCTTGAATAATATGGACAAAGTTATTATAGAAAAAGGAAATATATTAAGTGATGGGTATGGTCTTATGCCAAGGTTAGTAGCAAGAGATAGATGGTTAACTGTTGGTGCTAGAATGCTATATTCTTATTTATCCAGTTTTGCAGGGATAAATGGAACTTGCTTTCCAACTAGAGATTTAATTTGTTATGAGTTGAATATATCAAAAGATACATTTACAAAATACAAAAATGAATTGGAACTTAGTGGATATATAAAGATTCATAAAAATAAATCTAAACAAGGTAAAATGCAAAATAATATATATGAAATAGTATTTGATAGAACTTATATAGATGAATGTATATCTAGAAGAGGTGTAAAAGTAAATAAAAAGAAGAAAAAACCATGTCCTAAAAATATAGACATGGAACCATGTCCTACTTTTCCGGACACGACTCAGCCGGACACGGAAAATGTGGACACTAATATTAATAGTTTTAATATTAATAGTTTTAATAGTATGTATATAGATAAGCCTGTGGATAACTATTTAAAAGAATTTAAGAAGCTATATGAAGAAAATATAGGAGTAGTATATCCAGTCACAGCTGAATGGTTATTAGAAGTATCTAAGGAAGTAGATATAAGAGTATTTAAAAGAGCTATAGAGATATGTGCTGAAAGAATGAATATGAATTTATCATACTTAAAAGGAATCCTTAAAAAGTGGAAGGATGCAAATATAACTACATATGAACAATTAGAGTCATATAAATTACAACATGAAAATAAAAAGTCAAAAAAACCTAATAGTGTAGTAAGCAAAAATAAGTTTGCTAATTTTGAACAAACATTTACTCAATACAGTAACAAAGAATTAGATGAAATTATAAAGAAAAGCCAAAAGGCTAAATTTAAATAATATTGATGGAGGTATTAAAATGAATCAAGTTGTATTAGTTGGAAGATTAACTAGAGACCCAGAACTCAAATACATACCAGGGACAGGTACAGCAGTAGCATCATTTACAATAGCTGTAGACAGAAATTATATAAATAAAGAAGGAAAAAGAGATACTGACTTTATACCAATAGAAGTAATAGGTAAATCTGCTGAATACTGTGCAAATTACATAACAAAAGGGAAGCTAGTAGCATTAGAAGGGAATATAAGAGTTGACAATTATCAAACTCAATCAGGTGAAAAAAGAACATTTACAAAAGTCAGTACAAAATCAGTACAATCATTAGAAAGCAAGAGTAAATCGAGTAATTCATATAAAGAGAGTGTACAAGATGGAACCATAGGACTAGACCCTCAAGGATTTGAAATTATAGATGATGATGAGTTACCATTTTAATCTGAAAATTTAAATATGAGGTGAAATAAATGTTTAAAGTAGAAAGGTATTTTAGTGGCTCAGTAGTGGACAACCTTATTGAAGATGACCTTACATGTAGAAACTACTTAGCATTATATTGTTGTTTGTTGGGAATTACAAAAAATGGAAAAAAGATATATCCTAAGCCAGAAAAAATGTTAGCTGAGTTTGGAGTAAAGAAGGACAGAAAAATAAAAAAAGAGTTACCAGTAAGAATTAGAAATGTTAATACAGGGGAAGTAAAAGAATTTGAGTCTATGGATGGTGCAGCCTGTTTTTTAAGGTTAAAATATCAAGCAGTTTATCAAGCTATTAAAAAGAAAACTAAAACAAGAAGTGGCTGGAAAGTTGAATATATTAAGGAGGAATAATGGAAGTTTCAAGGACAGAATATACAATTAAAAGGGCAAAAGAGTTATATGACAATGGAGAGGATATATTTATTGCTATAGATAAGGCTAGAGAAGAATATGAGGAGATGATTAAAAGTGAATATCTTAGCTAGTGTAATATTAGTAATAGGAAGTTTTATAGCTGGTAGAGTTTATGAGTATAGATTGAATCTAAAAGAGTGTGAAAATTGTAATAACAAATATCCTGAAAAATGAGAAAGAAGTGGTTTTATGAATAAAAGAATAATTTGCAATTGGTGTGGTAAATTATTTTACATCCCAAAACAGTCTAAAAAAATTTACTGTTGTAAAAGATGTGAGAGAAAGGCTAATAGAAGTAATAGAGAACAGCAAAATTAATTTTAAACAATAACACTATGGGGGAATAGCAATGAATAAGTTTCAAAAAGCAGTTTCTCAAATGGTAAAGCAAGAGGAAAAAGAGAATTTATGGCAAGGATATGAAAATTGTAGAGTAGGTAGAAGTATATCAAGTTCCATAAGAAGATATGTAAAAGGGTTTAAAAAGTTTGGATATAGTGTACATGAGGTTTATGAATTTATAAACGATATTAATAAGTATGAGTAACTTTAAGTGATAAAGGAAGTATTTGATTGAGTAAATACAATAATAAGAAAATTGTAATAGATGGAATTAAATTTGATAGTAAAGATGAGTCAGAGTATTATTTATATTTAAAAGAAAAAAAGGAAAATGGAGAAATAAAAGACTTTGGACTTCAACAAAAGTTTGAACTACAACCTAAATTTAAAAAAGATGGGAAAAGCTATAGAGCTATTACATATACAGTTGATTTTGCCATATACAAATGGAATGGTGAAGTCGTTTATATAGATGTGAAAGGGTATAGTACACAGCAGGGTGAACTTAGAAAAAAGCTTTTTGACTATAAATATCAGGACAAAAAATTGATATGGATTGCTAAAAGCAAAAAATATGGGGTAGATGGTTGGATAGAATATAGTGAACTTAAGAAAAAGAGAAAAGAAAATAAGAAAAAGGTAGCTTAAATAAATAGGAGTGATGTTATGGCAAGTAAAGTTAAAAAGGAGTTTTTTATGGCAACTAAAAAACACCTTGAGAACTACAAACAACTACATATTAATATTGAAAGTCTAAAACTTCAAATAAAAAATCTCAAAGAGTTCCATTTAGGTGATTTTATGCAAGGTTTAAGCTATGACAGCATTCCCATAAGTAAGACTAATTCAATAAGTAATCAAGTTGAAAATGAGTTAATTAATCTTGAAGAAAAGATAATAGAAAAACAGATAGAACTATATGAAATGGAAGCACTAAAATATACAATAGATGTATCCATAAGCAATTTAAAGCCTATACATAAACAAATTATAAGGTATAGGTATATTGAAGGCTTAGAATGGAGTTTAATAGTTGATAAAGTATACTTAGAAGAAAGACAATTAAGAGAAAGAGCTAATCAAGCCATTAGTTCAATATCAATAGCCTTGTTTGGAAAGAAAGCACTAATAGAGCAAGAACCATTATTTAAGATGTTAGATTTATAGGCAGTGAATAGCTGTCTATTTTTTTTACTAAAAAAAGGAAAAAAGGTATTGATTATATCGGTACGACATGATATAATATAAATATAGAAAGGAGGTGAAAGAAGTGGTCAAAAAAATAAAAGAGTTCGGCAAAGTTGTCAAAGCCCTTACCGAACTTGCTCTTGAAATAGGTACACTAATAGCCGTTATAAAAATGGTATTAGATAGCCTATAAGACTTTAGAAGGGGAGTCAGCACCTTCCCTTCTAATTAAATAATAATACATGACCACTCAAAATACAATGGGAAAATATAAGGAATTAATTACAGAATTAGGGAAATTAAGTTTTGGTATAGTTAAATTAATTGGTGCAATAGCATTATTAATATTTGCTATAAAATATTTATTTTCCTAGAGGGAGAGAAAGAAATGGAAAAAAGAATATTGAAAGTACTCTTATCAAAAAGTGGCTCTGGTTCACTAAGTCCTAAAATAAGTCTACCTGCAACATGGATTAAAGAAATGAATATAACACAAGAAGAGAGAGAAGTTGAAGTTTATTTTGAAAATAATGAAATTAGGATTAAAAAGAAAGACCTAGATTAAATTCTAGGTCTTTTTATTGCCGTTTTTCTGCCGATTTTACAATTTAAAATGTGAGATAATAGTATTGTGGAAATGAATATTTCTCTCTCAAAACTAAATATATGTGGGCTAGGTAAAGGGATTCACCTAGCTTATATGAGCAGACTAGGCAGGGCATGAGGATGCTGTAAGTTCAATTCTTACTATGTTCAAACTTATTAATACACTATATGTAGATATGCTGGATTAAAACGGAATTTAATTCAAATGTCTAAAAGAGTGGGGCTTGGTAACCTCACTCAATTTGCAAGGACTGGTGTGTAATCTTAGGTTCGATTCCTAAAACTTGCTCCCTTAAATATAATATGTATCCCCTAAGAATAAGGCTTTAGATTAAATTTAAAGTCTTATTTTTTTATTTATAAAGCAAATAAAGAGGTGGTGGTATGGCAGATTTGACTGAAAAACAAAAAAGGTTCTGTGATTATTATATTGAAACTGGTAATGCAACAGAAGCATACAAGAAAGCATACAAAAATAACAATCAAAGAACATCAGAAAGTAATGGAAGTAGACTGCTGAGTAATGATAAGGTTAAAAATTACATTGATGAAAGATTAAAGCAAATTGAATCAAAGAGGATAGCAGATGCAAAAGAAGTTATGGAGTATTTAACAAAGATACTAAGAAATCAAGAACAAGAAGAAGTTGTAATAGTATCAGAAAATGGTCCTGAAATAATAAAAAAAGATGTAAGTATAAAAGATAGAAATAAGGCAGCTGAATTATTGGGTAAAAGGTATGCTTTATGGACTGAAAAAGTTGATTTAGATGGAAATGTTGGTGTAACTATAATTGATGATGTAGGTAATTTAAATGATGGATAGAAAAATATCTGAAATAATAAATAAAAATTTTTATGAATTTTGGAAAGTAAGTAATAGTAACAAATACCTATATCATGTATTAAAAGGTGGAAGAGCTTCAGCTAAGTCAACACATATAGCCTTTTGGTTAACTATGGCTATGGTTAAATATCCAGTAAATACTGTTTGTTTTAGGAAAGTTGGTAATACAATAATGGATAGTGTATATGAGCAATTGAAAGAAACTATAGAAATATTTGGTTTAACACATTTATTTCAGTTTAAAAAATCCCCAATGGAAATTATTTTTATTCCAAGAGGAAATAAGTTTATATTTAGAGGGCTTGATGACCCACAAAAGATAAAATCTATAAAATCAGCTAAGTATCCAATAGCTTTTGCATGGTTTGAAGAGGTTGCAGAAATAAAAACAGAGGATGAGTTATCTATGGTAATTAACTCAGTGTTACGTGGAGAATTACCAGACAAATTGAATTATAAAATATTCTTATCATACAATCCTCCAAAAAGAAAACAATCATGGGTTAATAAGAAATTTGAAACACATGTATTACCTAAAAATACATATGTTCATCATAGTATTTATTTAGATAATCCTCATATATCAAAGGCTTTCATTGAAGAAGCTAATGAAATTAAAATAAGAAATGAGTTTAAATATAGATGGGAGTACTTAGGAGAGCCAATTGGTTCTGGAGTAGTCCCTTTTTCTAATTTAGAGTTTAAAACAATCACAAATGAAGAAATATTCCAGTTTGACAACATAAGGCAAGGTAATGACTTTGGATATGCAACAGACCCTATGGCATTTGTAAGACTGCATTATGACAAAAAGAAAAGAGTTATATATTTTATAGATGAAATATTTGGGGTGAAAATGTCTATAAGAGAATTAGCTTCTAAGATTAAATCAAAAGGATATGATGACTTTAGTGTTATTTGTGACAGTGCAGAACCAAGAAGTATTGCAGAGCTTAGAGAATATGGAATAAAAGCATTGAAGGCTAAAAAAGGACCTGGTTCAATCGAATTTGGAGAGAACTGGCTGGATGATTTACAAGCAATAGTAATAGACCCAAACAGAACTCCAAATATAGCTAGAGAATTTGAAAATATAGATTATCAAACAGATAAGGATGGAAATGTAAGAGCTAAGTTAGAAGATAAAGACAATCATTCAATTGATGCAACAAGGTATGCATTAGAGTTAGATATGAAAACACATGGAAGAGAAAGAAAATATAACAGTAGATAGGGGGTGTAACATGTTAGATTTGATAGATATAATTCAGATGGAACTTACAGGATTGTATGGTCAAGAAGTAATAAGAGAAATGGGTGAAATTATAAGGCTATATGATAAGTATGAAGGTACAGGACAACATTGGATAGAAGAGGAACAAGATTATAAACAAACAAGGAAGAAAACAAATTATATTAAAAAGCTGATTAAAGAAGAAGCTAGATTTTTATTTGGTAAGACACCAATATTTACAATAAAACCAGAGAATGATTTAGATAAAGATAAGGCAGAAGAAATAAACCAGTGTATTAATAAGATTCTAAAGAAAAATTTGTTTTCAGATAAACTAATTAAAGCGGCTAGAGATTGTTTTATTGGTAAAAGAATAGCTATAAAGCTACATGCAGATAAAGAAAGTAAGAGTTTAAAGATAATGTTTGTACCAAGTTTAGAGTTTATATATGAACCATTTGATAACCAATTTGATGAGCTCAAGAAAATCGTATTTTTCCATCAAACAAATCAAGAAGTTGAAAAAGATAAACAGAGAATTTGGAAACAAAAATATGAAATGGTTAATGGTAAATGTATATTAAGTGAAGGTATTTATAATGGTTATGGGTTATGTATAGAAGAAATAGTGAGTGATACAGATTTAAAACTTAGTGGAATACCTTGTTATGTAATTCTTAATGATGGTTTGCTTGGTGATTTAAAGGGTGAGAGTGACATAGAAGAGATATTTGATAATCAGATGGCTTATAATAAGCTAGCTTCTGAGGATATAGATACTCTTAAAAAAGGAATGAATCGTATCATATATGGTGTTGATGTTGAAGAAGAGTCAAGTAAGCATTTTAAAATAAAACCAGGAGCTTATTGGGATGTAGAAACTTCTCAAACGGCTGACCAAAAACAAGCACAGATTAATACAATTCCTACTGACTTTGGATATGATACTAGAATAGAAAACTCTCTTAATAGAATTAAATCAGATATGCATGAAGTACTAAATATACCTCTTATAAATAATCAGGACCTTAAAGGTATGATGACATCAGGTAAATCAATGAAAGCTTTGTATTGGCAATTAATAACTAGATGTGAGGAAAAAATGAAATCATGGGGTCCAGCTCTTGAATGGTTGATACAAGCCATGATAGAGATGATAGAAGTATATAATATAGTAAAAATACCTATATTAGACAAAGATTCTTATGAAGTAATTGTTGAAAATCAATATCCATTACAAGAAGATGAGGATTCAGAAAAATTACTTGATATTCAACAAGTAAATGCTCAAGCAATGTCTAGGAAGACTTTCATTAAGAAGTGGAATAATAGTAATGATGATATAGCAGATGAAGAACTGCAACAAATATCAATTGAAAGACAAATATTAGAAGAAAGTTTTAATTTGGAAGAGGAAACAGAAGCTATAGATACAGAAGAATCAGACGAAGTAACTAATGAAAAAGAATCAAAAGAAGTAGTTGATGATGAATAATGGCTAATAAGTTTAATAAGGCTATGAAGAATGCTGAAAGAGCTAGAGACATATTATCAAATAGAACTACTAAAAAGATAAGAAAGTTATATAAAGATATAGCTAATGAATATGCAAAAAAATTAAATAGAGTTAACTCTAACACATTAACTGAACAATATTTAAGAGAAAGTATAATTTATTTAAATAAAGAGTATGATAGGTTAGGAAAGAAGCTAAAAAAAGATATTGAAAGTGAAATATCAAAAGTAATAAAAACTACTACAGATGAACAATTAAGTTTTTTCAATAACATATGTGATAACTATTCAGTTAATTTAAAGCCACAATTCACTGATATGTTTAGTAAAGTTCATGAAGATGTACTAAGGCAAGTTATATCTGGTAGCATGTACAAAGACAAACTTAAATTAAGTGATAGAATTTGGAGTAATATAGATAAAACTAAGAAGGATTTAGACTACATTGTAAGTAGAGGATTAGCAGAAAAAAGAGGTAGTTATGATATAGCAAAAGATTTAGAAAAGTATGTTAATCCAAAGGTTAAGAAAGATTATGATTGGTCAAAGGTATACCCTAAAAGTAATAAAAAAATAGATTTTAATGCCTATAGACTGGCATCTACATATATAACTCATGCATATCAAAAGACAGCTAAAGAAAGTTGTAAGAAGAATCCATTTGTTAAAGGGATTAAATGGATGTCATCACATCATCCTAGGATGTGTAAGGTTTGTGCAGATAGAAATGGAAAAACATATATTCCAGAAGAGTTACCATTAGAGCATCCTTTAGGAAAGTGTACTTTTGAATATGATATTCCAATGAGTATGGAGGACATAGGTAAAGAGTTAAGAAGCTGGATAGATGGAGAAGAAAACTCTAAGCTTGATGAATGGTTTGATGAATATGGATTAGACTTTGCAGGAATAGAAGGAAAAGCTAATAAGAATAAAGAACCAACTGAAGATGAAATGTTAGCTTTATATAAATATATGGGTGGAGATGCCTATAAAATTAATGAGAAATTAAGAAGAAATATTAAATTGACAGAAGAAGATGAATGGTTTATAAATAACTTAGATAGAGTTTTAGATAAAATGCCAAATTATGAAGGGGATGTTACAAGGTCATTATATTTTTATAATAAAGAAAGTTTAAAAGCTTTTTTAATTGAACATGAAATTGGAAAAACTATACAATACTCAGAATTTATCTCGACTACAAAAGGAAAAACCTACAATCCAGAGGGTCAAGTAGAAATATATATATTCAATTCTAAGAATGGTAAAAATATAAGTATGTACAATGAAAAAGAAGAAGAAGTTTTGTATAGAAGAAATTCTAAATTTGAAATAATTGAGTTAGAAGAAATGAATGGCAAATATTATATATTAATGGAGGAACGCAATGGATAATAAATTTGAAGATGATAAGTATTCAGAACCATTTAGTCATCCAAGATGGAAAGATGTACCATGGGGTGAAACTATAGGATATAGAGACATTCCAGAAGAAGAAAGAAAAAAATATAAAAAAATACTTAGAGAACATCTAAAAGATATTGGAGTATTAAAAGAAGATTAAAGACACTTACTTAAATTAAAGATTCGTAAGTATGTACAAGTTGGGGGAGATAGTTACTAATTATGACTATACTTCAACAACAAAAGGAAGTACTTATAATTCTGAGGGTCAAGTGCAGATGTATATATTAAATTCACAAAAAGGAAAAGATGTAAGTAAATATAACCCTAAAGAACAAGAAGTATTATATAAACGAGGTTCAATGTTTAAAGTTATTGAAATTGAAAGAATTAAGGGAACAATTCATATTTTATTAGAGGAAGTGTATTAAATGCTAACAATAGAAGAATTTATAAAGCTACCTGATGAAGAAAAAGGAGATGCTTATAAAGAATTATCTCCTCATGATATGTTTTTATGGAGAACACAATATTCACCAATTGGATTTGAAGTGATAGGTCATGAAGAAATCTCAGAAGAAGATAGGATTAAGAACAAAAAGAAGTTTAGAGAACATCTCAAGAAAATAGGTGTAATGGAAGAGTAAATATTTATAATAGTCAGAGGAGCTATAAAATGTGTAATAAATTTGAAGATGATAAGTACTTAGAACCTTTCAGCCATCCAAGATGGAAAGACATTCCGTGGGGGGAGACTATTAGGGAAGTAGAGCGAACTGAAGAGGAACAAGCACAAATAAGAACAAAATTTAGAAAGAAATTAAAAGAAATTGGAGTAATAAAAGAAGATTAAGGCACTTACTGAAATTAAAAATTAGTAGGTGTTTTTTTATTGCCTTTTTTAGCTATATATAGGCGTAAAAGAAACAAATAGCAAACTATACTAGAGAAGCAAAACTCGTATAAAAGCGTAGTGTAGGAGGGAATAATGGAAGAATTATTAAAAAAATTGGGATACCAGGACACAGACATAAAAAATATAATTGAGGGTATGAAAAAAGATAAAATTTACACTTCTAAGGAAGAAAATATAGATGAAAGATACAATAAGTTGAAAGAACAAAAATTAGCCTTAGAAGAGCAAATAAAAGGTGCAAATGATACTATATCAGATTTGAAGAAAAATAGTAAAAACAGTGAAGATATAGAGGCAAAAGTGAAAGAATGGGAAAATAAATATAATGAACTTGATAGTACGAGTAGAGCTAAAATAAAGAATATGACTATAGACTATGCTATAAATTCTAAACTATCTGGAGTAAATGAAAAATATAGGAAGCTACTATGTAAAGAATTTGATACCAGTAAAATGGAAGTAAAAGATACTGGAGAAATTATAGGATTAGATGAACAATTTAAAGACATATCAGAAACATATAAAGAATGGTTTGAAAGTTCTACTCCAAGTAATACAGGTTCTCCAGGGAATTTCCCAAGAAAATCAAATGTAGTCAATAATCCTTTTATAAAAGAAACATTCAATTTAACAGAACAAGGAAGATTATTAAAAGAAAACCCTGATAAAGCTAAAGAATTTGCAGCTCAAGCAGGAATAAATTTATAAGGAAGAGAGTGATTTAAATGGCAGTAACAAAATTAAGTGATGTAATAGTACCAGAATTGTTTAACCCATATGTAATAAACAAAAGCATGGAGTTATCAGCTCTATATCAAAGTGGAATAATTACAAATGATGCAAGCTTAAATGCTTTAGCTTCTCAAGCTGCACCAGTTGTAAATATGCCTTTCTTTGAGGATTTAAGTGGAGAATCAGAGCAAATAATAGAAGATGCTGATTTAACACCAAATAAAATTACTTCAAGTCAAGATGCAGCAGCTATATTAAGAAGAGCAAAAATGTGGGCAGCTACTGATTTATCAGCAGCTATGGCAGGAAAAGACCCAATGGCAGCAATAGCTAGTTTAGTTGGAAGCTTCTGGGCTAGAGATATGCAAAAAGAACTTATAGCAGTTTTAAATGGTGTATTTTTAGCTGCAAATATGACAACAAATAAGTTAGATATATCAGCAGGAACAGGAAATGCAGCAAAATGGTCACCATCAGCTTTTATAGATGCACAACAGTTATTAGGAGATGCACAAGGTCAGTTAAAGGCTATAGCAATGCATTCAGCTACAAAATCAGCACTTAAAAAACAAAATTTAATAGAAACTATTAGACCAGATGTAGGTCCAGATTTTGAAGTTTATCAAGATAAATTAGTTATAGTTGATGATGGTTGTCCTGTATCTAAAGAAGGAGTTTATACTTCTTATCTATTTGGTAGTGGGGCAATAGCTTTAGGAAATGGTAATCCAGTAGGGTTTGTTGCTACAGAAATAGATAGAGATAAGAAAAAAGGTTCTGGAGTAGATTATTTAATCAATAGAAAAACATATATACTACATCCAAGAGGTATAAAATTTACTAATGCAAGTGTAGCTAAAACAGAAGGTCCTTCAAGATTAGAGTTAGCAAAAGGTGAAAACTGGACAAGAGTTTATGAGCCTAAGCAAATAAGAATAGTTGAATTTAAGCATAAGTTATAAAATATAGTTTTTAGTAGGTGATAGTATGGATTTAGAAATCTTAAAAAATATAAAAACAGAACTTAGAGAAGAACAATCACCTTTTTTTTCTGATGATGAAATTACTTATTACTACAATAAAAACAATCAAGATTTTAATAAAACTATGTATGAACTATGTATATTAAAAGCTGAAAATGATAGTATCACTTTACCTGGAGGCTTAAGCATGCCAGAAAATAAACTATATTGGTTAACTCTAGCAAAAAAGTTTAAAACAAATGGAAGTAGATGTCTATGATAGCTCAAAAGGTAAAACCAAAGATAATCAAAGCTATCAATAAGATGCCAACAGAAGCTATAGTAAAAAGAGTTGGAGTAAATGAGTTTGGAGAGCCTTCAGATGAAGAAAATATAGTTTGTAATGTGATAGGTTTATATCATGAAGGAAGTAGCTCTATAAGTCAAATAACAAAGGATAAAGGTATTGTTATAAAAGATAAGGAGCAGTATTTAATGGTTGTTTGTGATGAAGATACAGTAAAGATAAAGCAAGGTGATTTTATGTATTTAGATAATAATAAGTTTATTATACAAGACCTTGGAAATCAAAACAGAATGAATATTTATTTTGATTTAAAGTTAGGAAAGGTGAGATAGTATGAGTAAAGGATTTAAATTTGATACTAGCAAGCTGCTTAATGCTTTAGTAAGTAGAGAAATGAAAACTAAGGCTGCACTAGGAGCTTATGCAGACACTTCATCTCAACTATTAGAAAGCACTGCCAAAAACGATAGACCATGGAAAGACCATACTCATGATGCTAAAAATAGGCTACATGGTAGTTGGGAATGGCAAGGAGATACTATAAGGATAGCACTTAGTCATGGAGTTGACTATGGATTATACTTAGAAAAAGGTACAGGTCCACATGTTATAGAAGCAAGACCTGGAAGTTATTTATTTTGGGATGGAGCATCACATTCTGTTAAAAAAGTTAATCATCCAGGAAGTAGACCATATCCAATTATAATGCCAACTATAGAAAAATGTGCACCAAGTATTATAAGAGGTCTTGATGTGATTTTAAAGTAGGTGAAGTATGTTTAAAAAAATATATAAACATTTAAAAAATAAGGGTTTTAATGTGTATTCTATTGGACAACATCAAGGATTATGCATAGAACCTTTTTTAGTTATATTTGAAAAAGGTCCTCTACAAACAACAGAAAAAAATATAATAAAAGATTTATTTGAAATATATGTATTTTATCCAATTGGACAGTATTCTAAAGTAAGTGAATACAAGATAAGTGTTGAAAGTGTCATGGATGAAATAGTAGGAATAAAACAAGCTTATGAAGCTTTACCTATTCTTATAGATGATGAAAAACAAGCTTATTTCACAAGATTAAGTTATTATGAAAACAAACAAATTAGGAGGTAATAAATATGGCAGTACAAATATTAAATCAATACCCACTTACAGATGTTGTATTAGTTCAAATTGAAACAGTTGAACAAAATCCGGTTACATATACATTTGATACATCTGATGAGATAGGGACAGAGGAAATCATTTCTGAAGGTGAAGAATTAACTTTAAAAATAAAGAAAAAAATAATAGCAAATAGAGCAGCAGAAGATACAAGTTTAGGATATGATTTGACATTAAAAGATAATGTATTTTGTCCTGAAATACTTCAAATAATGCAAGGTGGAACAATAGAAAAAGAGGAAGATGGTAGCTTTAAGAGATATTTAGCTCCAGAAGTAGGGAAGACTTTTTCTAAGAAATCTTTTAAAACAATAATTTATAGTTCAGTTGTTGGACCAGGAGGAGATACTGGGCAATTTGCTAAGACGACTTTCCCAAATTGTAAAGGAAAATCTGTTCCACTAAACTTTAAAGATGGAGAATATTATTCAAATGAATATGTTATAAATAGTAGACCTAACACAGGGCAATCTCCTTATGAGGTTGAAATAGTAGAGGAATTACCTAATGGTTATGAAGCTACAAAAGTATTTTTAGACAGTGCATCTGTATCAGGAGCAACAGCTGGAGATAAAAAGATAACAGGATTAACAGCAGGCAAAATATATAAGGTTACAGTTAATAGCAATATAAAATATACTTTAGCAGATGGAACATTAACAGATACTGAGTCTGATAAAGCAGCATTAACAGGAACAGAGATAATAGGATTAACAAATGGAGAAACATATAAGGTTGAAGAAGTTAGTATAAGTATATAAATAGATAGATTAAAGCTCTAGTAATTAGCTAGAGCTTTTTTAGAAAGGGGACATAAATATGAATGAACTTAAAGTAACAAGTTTAGAAGAATTAAAGAAAATAAAATTGACTGAGGTAATTGAGGTTGGAAGATTTTTAGATGGAACTATGTTAGTTGCAGAAGTAAAACAACCTGACTTAATGGCTCTTGCAATGGCTGGTAAGATACCAAACAGCCTAATGACAGCATCAATGAGTTTAGTTGAAGAGAAGGAAAGTAAAGATAGTACAGGAGAAAAAGTACTAAAGAAGATGAATGATGAGTCTAATTTCTCAAAAGAAATGTTTGAAATGATGGATATAGTGGCTAAAGAAGTGCTAGTTAACCCTACATATGCTCAAATTAAAAAAATAGGATTGGAACTTTCTATTGAACAAAGATTAACATTGTTTAATCGTATTCAAGGAGGTACAAAGTCACTAGAAAACTTTCATCAAGAGTCCACAGATATTGAGGATTCTAAATCAAGTGATAATATACAACAAGATGCCTAGTGAGATATTAAGAATTAAAGATGAATATACTTCTTTTTGTTTCGATGAAGCTTGTATGTTTTTAGTAGATGCTATAAAAAATGATAAAAAGCTTAAATTTGAAAATAATGAAAAGAAAACTATAGATAAAAATGAGAGAAAAACTTTTGTCCAAATAGCATTAGAGAAAAAGAAAAAAGTTAACAGGTAAAATATTCTAAATGAATAGAATAAATTAATGTTAATTTATGATATAATGATAATATAGATATTTTGCAGTGTACGATTTTTTATATAAATTGGATGTAATCATTGAAATTACTACAATATAAGCATGTTTTGTGGTGTGTGAAAAACACTACTGGTTACTCACTGCAATTTTAATATGGTTTTATATGTGCAAGAACTGGAAGTGCTCAATTTATTTTGGGGTATTATATTAACTAAGTGGTATGTAAAGTCATTATTAAGTCAAATGTTGATGTAACTGAACTTAAGTATTATATTAACTAAGTGGTATGTAAAGTAGTATATCTAATATAAATGAGTTCTTAGTTAACCCGTATTATATTAACTAAGTGGTATGTAAAGTTGGACGAGTATATCTGAAGGTGTTAGTAGTGCTTGGTATTATATTAACTAAGTGGTATGTAAAGTGAATTGAATGATAAACAAAAAAAAGCATGTAATGAACGTATTATATTAACTAAGTGGTATGTAAAGTGCTCATAATAACCATAAGCGCTTTTGGTTAAATTTAAGTATTATATTAACTATGTGGTCTAAAAATTGAATAAACGCACAAAACACCTATTTAAACATATAGGTGTTTTTAGTGCGTTTAAAATATTTTTAAGTAATTGGATAAATTTCCTAAATCAATAGACTAAATTACTAATTTTAGATAGAATTATATTTGAATAAATAATTTAATAGGGGAGATTATATTATGAAATTAACAAAAAAAGTATTAGTTTTGAGCATAATAGCATGTTTTTCTGTAATGATGTTTGTGACAGGATGTACTAGTTCACCAGCA